CCTGCTTCTCTAGCTCTTACAAGCGTAGCTTTAGCAGCGTCTAGTCCTGATTTAACTCTATTCTCAACCGCAGTTACATAACTTGGCTCTAGTTTAGCCATTCTAGTTTGTAAAGTTTTATGTTCTGTTTGAACTCCTTTAGCATAATCTAAAGCAGCTTCTTTTTGCCTTTCGGCTTCTCGCCACTTTTTAGTTAGCTTAGCAATTCTTTTATTAACAGATTCACTATATTGTTCTAGTTCTTCTTTTGGTTTCTCTTCTGTCTTAGTTTCTTGTTTCTCGTCTTCCTTAGTTTCTTGTTTCTCGTCACTCGTTTCTTGTTTGCTATCCTGAACATCAGACTTGACATCAGATTTCTCAGATGTGTCATCGGACTTAGGACTATCTTGAACAGTTTCATTTTGTACCTCTACATTTTCTGTTACTTTTTCTTCTGGTAATTCAACATCAGCACCTGGGCCGGATGTATCTATATCAACTGTTTTTTCTTCTTTGTCTGGCATAGTTTCCTCCTATGATTATATATTATGAAGTACGGATTCTGGGTCACCTATTGTGCCTAAAACCTCATCGTCATTTAATAAGCGTACTTCACCGCCTTCTATGGGTAATCTTGAACCTGCATAACGTGCAAAAATAACCCAATCTCCTTTTTTACACCATGGTCCTGTTGGATATTTTTCTTTATCATAATAGGCCAACGGTCCTACTTTTAAAACGTATCCACAATTAGTTGCAATACGTAATTTTTCTAAAGATTCTTGTGCTATTAAAATTCCACCTTTAGTTTTTTCTTTAGGTGTAAATGGTAACACAAGTAGTCTCCAGCCGCTAGGTTCGGGCAGCTGAGATTTTACTTTTTGTATATTCTCTGGATTTAAAGGTTCAGGTTCTGAACCAATTTTTTTATCTTCTTGTTTATACTTTTCAGAAAGTGCGTCCCTATGTTTTGGAACTTCCTTTTCCGAGGTCGATAACGTTTCCTTTTCCATCTTTTTGCTCCTTCTGTTTTAGCAGGTTAGAGATTTCCTGAAGCGCATACTGATATGCACGTGCTTGTCCTAACATATACTGATATTTTTCCATATTGTCAATACCACCACTAATCATGGTATCACCAATTCTTTGAAGATTATTTTGTAAAACTTTTTGTAATTTAGCAACAACTACTAATGGATCCACCTATACCAAACCTTTATAGTATTTTTTATAACTTGGATTTGAAACTTTTTTACCACCAAGGTCACCTTTAATATATCTTCCAATATATCCACCTTGACTAGCTTTTACTCTTCCACCTTTGTTATACTTTGCTATTTTACTTCTTCCTTTTATTTCTTTTCCTGGCATTATTTCTTACCGTTTCTAAATATTTGAGTTCCCTTTATACCAAAAATACTCGCGCAGACAAGGATCCATAAATTTGTAAACCAGCTCGGCAGTGCCTGAAAATGCTCGAAAAAGACCTTAATCTTCTCCATAGCCGCCGGATCGTCCGACCAGACCCCATATGCGAGCACTAATATGGGCAGTGTCAATATCGCGAGAACCACCTCGTCCTTGTAGTCGTTTTGACGGGCTTCTAGCAATTTTCCTTGGTAAGCTTCCTCACCTCGGGCCATTTTTTCTGCATGGAGATATTGAGCATCTGCCATACGCATTTTTGTCTCTTGTCTTTTTTTATAAATATGACTACCAGCACTCATAGCCATTTTAATTGCACTAAACCACATTAATTCCTCCCATTTGGTCTTGGTTTCATTCTAGCGAGTGTTAATCTGTTTTCATTCGCCATTTCTTGTTTTTCAATTGAAGTATCAGCTCTTAACTCCGCTAATTCTTCGTTTTGGTCTAATTTATCTTCTTGAATGCCTTGATTCATCATAGCCTTCATTTTATCGATATTTAACTTCTCTTGAGCTTCTTTTCGTCTCTTTTCGTTGTCAATTGCCTTAATATCAAGCTCTTTTGATCTTAATTTAGCAATTGGATCATGGTCAAATTGAGAAGTGACCTTTTTCTCTTCATTTTTGAAGTCTTCCATCATTTCAGCGATCAAAATAGCCTTTCTAGCTTCAATTTTTTGCTGTAAAGGTGCCATTTGTTGCTGAATTTGCGGATTTTGTTGCGCCATTTGCTGCATTTGCGCTAATTGTTGCAATTCATCCTTAAATTCTAGTTCAATTTGCTCTTGTGCCATCAAACTTATGTGTTCTAAGCAGTTTTTTTCAACAGAAGCAGTCACCATAGGTGCTGTTCTAACCATATTTGTCGCTAAAAAGTTCAAGTGAGCTGTAATATGTGCTCTATGGTCTTGTCCAGGGAAAGCTTGGAACGGTAAACCAGCTAAAGCATCAATATGTTCTAATGCAGGGTCTTTTGGCATTGGTTGAGGTGGTTTTTTTAAAATTAGGTCAATATCTTTTACTCCCAACGCTTCATACATGTTTCTATAAATTTCGTATTGGTTATGAAGTTGTGGATTTGAAGTTGCCAATTGCAGCTCCGTTTGGGCAAGGGAGATCCTCTGTGTTTGAGAAAATATATTTGGATCTGCAACTGGCAATATATCTACTCTGTCGTCGAAGTCCATTTGTTTAATTTGTCTTTGGCCACCAACGACATCATACGGATAGATCGGAGGTAGATATAATTTGAAAACTCTTGCAAGTAAGTTAAATTCTTTTTTCATCGCAGCATATACTCTTTTATGAATCGCAGACATAACTCTCGATCCTCGTTCCAACATAGCCACTGTCGTGCCCACTGCTGCTTGTTGGTTCCCATCTCCTACTTGCAGGTCCGCAATGGATGCGAATCTTTGTCCTGCAGATACCACGACACCCATAAGTTGTAATAAGGTCTGTGATGGTTCCTTAAATGGAAGCATCATAAAAGCATCTTTTAAGTTTCCACCAGGAGCATCTACATCTCTAAATTCTCCAGGTTGAATTGATTGCGCTTCGTCTCTCATTTTAATTCCACGCATCTTAAATCCAGCAGGTAAGTTTGACAAGGTTCCAGCGTCCAACAATTGTCTTAATGCAGCTGTTGCTGTTCTTGATAGTCCACCAATCATATGTATTAAACCAAAACCATAAAAACCAAGTCCTGGTAAAAATTTAAAGTGAACAAAATAATTAATTTTATTTTTTAATGGATCACCGACTTCGTAATTTCTTCTAATAGATAAAATTTTTCTTGTGCCTTCTTCTAAAGTTACAATGTAAGGAAGTTTAATTCCTGTAGGTTCTCCATTTTGGCCTACATCTTCAAATCCTTCTAAGTCTACATTTACATGGCATTCTAAAATAGAATACATTCTTTCATCTCTACCCTTAGAAACACCTTCTAAAGCTCTTTCTTTTTTCTCTGCTTCAGTTTCATTAATGTGAGTTGGATTAACTTCTATATCTCTATAAAATCCTCCCACTTGTTGTTTTCGTAATTCATTTTCTGACATTCTAACAACGTGAATAATAGATTCACAATCATCTAATGAAGTTGCTGTATAAGGTACGACTAAATCATCTGCAGGAACAAATTTAGAAACTGCTCTTTGCATTAATTCATCGTAATAAACTTTTTTAAATGTTGATCCTGCTAAAGGTAAATTAAATAACATTTGATCAAATTCTGGCTCGTATTCTTTCATTTGATCCATCAATTGATAGTTCATGAAATTTTTAACTCTTTGAGACTGTTGTTCTTTATCAGGTGTTGGTAATCCAATTATTTGAGTTCTAACGGGTCCTTCTGCTGGTAATAATTCTTTATAAGCTAAAGCTTGAAACTGTGTAACAGCTTCAGCAAGTACTGGGTGAGTTGCACCGGATGCACCTTTAAATGGTTCTGATCTATCATCGTAATTAAATCCTAATAAATCTAATCCAGTCGTATAAGCTCTTTCCCAATCTTTTCTTGAAGTTTTATAATCTGAATAATCTTGATGAAGTCTACTTCCTAATCTATCTAAAACATCATCGGGTAATAATTCTGCTAAGTTAGCATAATGACCCATATCTTGACCTGGATTCATTGCCATAGGGTCAAAATTTATATCTACACTGCCATCTTCATTTTGTTGTACATCAACAGGATTTTCTACATCTTGTTGAACTTCTTGTTCCGCTACTGCTACATCCTGTGGATTAGGAATATTTAACGTTTGCTTTACGTTGGGTAAAGCTTTGTCTATTTCTGCCATTTATTTTCTCCGATATTATAGTTTTAACCTTTTTTGTAGGAATATTCAACCCTTGTGGATTAGGCCCTCTTTTAGGTGGTACTGTAGTTGTTAATCTCTTAGTCGATGTCATAGTCCCCAGGATCATAATCAGGGAATACGTCTTTCGGCTTAGTCCCTTTCTTCTTATGAATTTGTTTAGTTGTTTTATTTTTAGCAAATGCTTCAATTTCTGTTAAATCAGACATTGCATCGTCTACAGTGGTATAATTAGCATCCCAATCTATGTCTGCAGCATCTGGGGTCATTCTTCCTTCTAATTCAGTAACACCGAATTCATCAGGTGGTTTTTTGCCTTTTGTCATTTCATCTGCTTGACCTTTTTGATAATCTAAAGAATATTCTTTATTGTAAGCTCCACTTTTTGTTTGATAGTCTCCAAAACGACTTCGTGAGTTAGGAGTTACTTGAATACTTACATCTCCAGTGTCCATTTGATAAACTAAATCTACATCATCACCACCTTCAAGTGT